CCTGCCGGCACTTCATTTCGATTGTCCCGTCGCTGTCCATGTCGGAGGACAATCCCGAGGACATCGACACCGACCAGGAGGACCACATCTACGACGAGGCCTGCCACTTCTGCATGGCCAGGCCCATCAAGCTCAGGGAGATCAAACCCGCGCAGCCCGAGTCCGACCGCCGCATCGACCGGATCGAGCGGCCGCCGGGCGACGGCATCGAACGGCTTGCGGCCATGAACCGGTGGAGCGAGGAGGAGCATGTCGGACAGGGAGGATACAGCGATGTCGATGGAAGATAGGGAGGGCTTACGATGCGAGCCAGGAGGGCATGGCTCATTTTGTGTCGGACGACGGATTTCGGGCGCTCAGGAATCTTTTTCGACCCTGCTGCGTCTCGCTCCGCTGCACCGGCAAAACTCGCGCCTGGCGGCGCTCAAACAGTTGCCGCTGCGGCCGCTTCGCGAGACCGCTGGGAGGCCCCGAAAAACCTTCAATTCGCGCCCACAAAATCCATCCCCCGACACGGGGCGAACCGGGCCGCTGCCACAGGGGAGGACGAGGCAATGAACGCCATGGAACTGGCAGGGGTCGCGTTCGTGATCGGGGGGCTGGTCCTGCTCTCGGTCTGGGTGGGGTACCGAATCGCCAGGCTGAGCGCCGGGCTGCCCGCGCCGCCGCTTTTCCCGTCGCTGGAGATCAAGGCGGCTGCGTCGAAGGAGTCCGGGGGCAACTATCTGGACGAAGCGATATTCGGGAAAGAGGGAAACCAACCCACGGCGGACAGATGAACCGCGACGGACGGGCGAATCCCGTTGCTTGCAGGGCTTATGATGCGGAGGGCCGAATGAAAGCGATATGCCAGATCTGCGGCGAGCTTTTCGCCGAGGTGAGTATCGAGAGAAGCAAGGGCGGGGACGTTATTCCTTCCCTGCGCTACCCATTGACCGGCGCCATGTTCGGGTCCCCGGACCCCTACCACGGGGTTCCGGCGCCCTTTGACCCCTCGGCCGAGTGGCAGTTCATGATGTGCCCCTACGGACGGATCCACCGGCCCATGGTCCAGGACGACCTGGTCAGGACCGAGCAGGGCATGGTGAGGCTGCCGAAGGACGGCTCGCCCGCGTTCCTCGATCCCGAGGCGGGCGGGGAGGTGGACCGGTCCTGCCTGGATGACGCCACGGTGCAGATCTCGGACGAGGAGGCGGAAAGAAGGGTTCGGGAGGGGATGGGCAATGCGATGGAGGCCGGTGCGGCCGCCGTTGCAGGGGCAGCAAGGGAAGGTCTGGAAGCGGGACAGCCCGCAGCGGCCCCGGAGTCCGAAGGACGCAAAGATCCGGCGGGATGCCCGGCCCCCGGCTTTACCTGCAAGACCTGCGGCCGTTCGTTCAAGAGCGCCGCCGCCCTGAAGGGCCACGGGAAGGCCCACAGCGGAATGGTCCGCCACGAATAGCGTTCGCTGACAACCGGGATTTCTCCCGACGGGTGGCCACCTGGACGGAGAAATAAGCAGAGAAACTGGGGCCGTGCGGGGCCGCACCTTCGCGCGTGCCCCTTTTTCTTTGCCCTGAAAGGAGATCGACATGGCAGAAGAAGAATCCTATTCCCTCATCCCTCCGGAGGGCGACCCCAAGGTCGGGGAGAAGGTCTTCGAGGTCCTCGGCAAGATCGTCGCCGACAAGATCAAGCTCGGCCTCCACGACCGGTGGATGCGCAACTACAAGCTGCGCCGGAACCTGCACTTCAAGAGCCGGCCCGAGATCGGCAAGCCCCTGGTCTCGGCCAATCTCCTTTACACCCACGGCCAGCGGACCACGAACACCATGACCGACAACGACCCCACCTTCAACGTGGCGGCCGTCGGCCAGATCGAGGACCAGGACAAGGAGCAGCTCGCTGACCTGCAGCGGTGCACCGAGCACTGGTGGCGGGACCAGGAGCAGCAGGACGTCTTCGAGAGCTCCGTCATCAACGGCGAGCAGTACGGCATCGCCGTCGAAAAAGTCGTGTTCAACCCGGAGCTCGAGTACGGGCTCGGGGAGGTCGAGACGATCACCGTGGACCCCTTCCACTTCGGCTGGTATCCGGTCAAGCTGACCGCGGCCCGGGACCTGCAGAAGTCCGAGGCCCTGTGCCACTTCTACCCAGTGCCGGTCAGGGCGCTCAAGGCCAGGTATCCAGAGCTTGCCGACCGGATCAAGCCCGATTCCGACCTCGCCAGGGAGCTCATGGACGACGACCGCCGGGAGGCGATGGGCTCCGGCTCCGGCGGCAGGGGCGGCGTCATGGCCGGCATCGGGAGCACCATCCGGGAGCTTATCAATTTCGTCGGCGGCGCAGGCGGGGACGACGAGGAGGAGACCCTCCTGTGCGAGATGTGGCTGCGGGACAAGTCCCGGATCGCCGAGGAGGTGGAGGAGGAAGTCCTCGACGAGGCCACGGGGACCCGGAAGGCGGTAAAAAAGCGCGTCGTCCGGCCGAAGTACCGGGGCGAGATCCGGTACATCCTCGCCTGCTCGGGCGGGAAGGCCGTCCTCGAGGACCGCGACAACCCCAACATCCATCCGTCGCTTCCCGACCAGGAGGCCCGCAACACCTACCTCTACGACAAGTTCCCGTTCACGGCCTGCAACAGCCTCAAGGACACCTCGTCGGCCTGGGGCATGTCCGACTTCGAACAATTGGAGTGGCTGAACATGGAGGTGGACAAGGCCCTGTCGCAATTCGTGCTGGAGAAGGACTGGGCCGCCAAGAAGAAGCTGGTCAACCCGCTGGACTCCGGGGTTCCGAACAGCGACCTGACCAACGTCGTGAGCATCATCAACCCGGCGAGCGCGGCCTCGTCGCAGGGCATCCGCTGGCTTGAGCCACCGCAGTCGAACATCGACTACGACAAGGCCCTGCAGGTCTTCAAGGACCTCTTCTTCCTGATCTCCGGCACCTTCGAGCTGGACCAGGCCCAGGTCCAGGGCCGGGACGTGATCGCCTACAAGGCCATCGCCGCGCTCCTGGAGCGGGCGGCCACCATGATGCGGGGGAAGATCCGGTCCTACTCCCGCCTGATCCGGGACCGAGGCCGGATGTACCTGTCGCACGTCATGAACTTCTACACCGAGGAGCGGTGGATCACCTACCGGGACAAGGAGGGCAAGGAGGCCTCCAAGCCGATCATCGGCGCAAGCCTCGTCATGCCGGCCAAACTGACCGTGGTTTCGGGGTCCACGCTCCCGATCTCGCGGGTGCAGCAGCGGGAGGAGGCCATTGCCCTGTTCGGGCAACGGGCGATCGACCAGCAGGAGCTTCTGGAGCGGCTGGACTACTCCAACCGCAACGAGGTGATCAAGCGCATGATGGCCGGGCCGTTCGGGGCCTTCCTGGAGCGGATGGCGACGGCCCAGGTCCCGCCGCAGGTCCTGCAGTACATCAAAACCGTCTCCGCTATGGAGCCCAAGGACCTCGAGAAGGCACTCAAAGACGGCAAGATCCCGCCCTTTGTCCAATTCCTGCAGCAGGCCATGTCCAAGGGGAAGGGCGGGCAGCCGGCCGCGGGCGAACAGGGAGATATGCAGGAGCAGGCCGCGGCGGTCCGAAAGACCCTGGCCGAGTCCGAGCTTGTCCTTGCAAAAAGAGACCTCACGGTCGAGCAGATCATGAGCGAGAAGATCAAGCAGCGGGTCCAGATCGCGGGAGTGGCCTTCGACGAGGAGACGTTGAAGATGGAGCGGGCCAGGATCGTCAGCGACATCGAGGCCGAGGCGAAGAGCAGGCGCGTCGAGGGCATCAAGGCGGGCCTGGATTTCGTGAGCAAGGCCGCGAACCGGCCCGGATACAACGAACAAGGACTGAGGAGCAACAACGTCACCGGGTGACCGGAATGACCGGAATGAAAGGAGCAGGACCATGGCGATCGATCCGAACGTTCAGAGGATGGCAGACAGGATTCAGGCGGGGCGTGAGGCGAGGGCGGCCCGGGTGCCGGCCAGGATAGCGAGGGCATCTGCGGCACCTCCTGCGGCAGCAACCCCGGCGGCTCCTCCCGATGGGGCCGCGGTGCTGGCCGAGGTGAAGCTTCTGCTTGCCAAGGCCCTGGCCCTTCTCGGCGGACAGGGACCGGCAGCCCCGGGGGCATGAGGGGCCGCGATGATCCTCTCCGACTTTGAATGTTCCAAGGGCCACGTCCACGAAGCACTGGTCGAGAGCGGCCGGCGGTCCGTAAGATGCCCGGCATGCGGCCGGAAGGCTCGGCGGATCATCTCGGCAGGCCGGGTCTATACCGGGAATCAGGACACCCCCTGGCTGAAATCGGTCCTGGAGGTCGTGGACCGCGAGAACCCCGCCCCGCATGTCCAGGCCTTCGTCAGCAATCCGACCCGCAAGAACTATCACGCCTGGATGAAAGGGGAGGGGATCAGGCCCATGGATCACACCGAGCACGGCGGCCCGCCTGCAGCCAGAAAGCCGCCCGAGCCGGACCTGTCCGGCTTGATGAAGCGGGTCACGGAGGCCCATTTCAGGCGCAAGAGGATTGAGGTGCGAGGGTGAGGCCGATGCGGGCCGGGGGCTGGTTGCGGCCATGACCGCGGAGACCAGGGAATTGATCGAACTCCTGATCCGGGTGATGAAGTTCGCCATCCATCACCTCGAGAAGATGCTGCAGGGGAGGGGGTAGCCGGAAAAATGGAGAGTGATAGCCGCCTTGAGGTTTTCCAACTTTTTAGAGCAGACCACAGTAAGCCGATGCCATCTTTTCGTAATTATCTTCTTGACATGAATAATGGCAGGCGCACTATAC